AGCGCGCATCGTGGCGTGGATCACCGGGCAGGACGATCTCATCGCCGCGTTCGCGGCTGGAGAGGACGTCTACTCCTCGTTCGCGTCGGAAATCTTCGGATATCCGGTCAGCAAGGAGACTCACAAAAACGAGCGCTTCATGGGGAAAACCTCCATCTTGGGGCTGGGCTTCAACGTCGGTGGCGTCAAGTTTCAAAACACCATCGAGGTACAAAGTTTCCTTCAGCTGGGCACCAAGATCGAAATGTCGCTCGAGGAAGCTTTCCGGGTCGTGAAGCTCTACCGCGGGAAATATAAAAACATTTCCGGCTCGTGGAAGACGCTCGGGAACGAAGCTATCCCGGTGCTCGCCGGCAATGGTGGGAGCTTTCAGATCGGCCCCTGTGTGTTCGAGAAGGCGGCGGTTCTTCTCCCTAATGGCCTCAAGCTCCACTATTTTGACCTCAATCAGGAGCCCGGCGAGTTCGGCCCGCAGTGGTCGTTTACCTACGGAGGTAAGCCGAAGAAGCTTTATGGTGGAAAGCTCCTCGAGAACATCGTCCAGGCGCTGGCGCGGATTATTACCATGGACGCAGCCTTGAGGATCCAAAAAAGGCTTGGCCTGGGCATGCAGGTGCATGACGAACTCGTGTACGGCGTCAAGACAGAGTTGATCCCCGAGTTCAAAGCGATAGCGCTCGAAGAGATGCGCCGGCGCCCAATCTGGGCACCAAACCTCCCACTGGAAGCAGAAGCCGGGATAGGACCGTCCTACGGGGCGGCCAAGTAACACCCCAAAACAGGAGACTGGGAATGAAACAACCGAGGATCATTCCCCGGCGAGCGGAGCGCTTGGCTATCGCGAAGCTACTACTCGAGCTGGCACGCGCCTTCCACAACAAGACCTACAAAGGCCCCGGAGGAAAACCCTTCGGCGCTGAGATCGATATCATCTTTGTAGGGGCGTGCGTCGCCATCGGCGACCTCGAGCGCCGGCCCATGAATGCGAGCGACATAGCGTCGTATATCGACATGCCGCGCGCCACAGTGCAGCGAAAACTCGACCAGCTTGTGAGGCGCGGCATCATTACCCGCGTGGGTAACAAATATTGGATGTCGCCCTTCGCTATCGAGAACGGCGACGCGTTCGTCGAGCGGGCCAATAGAGTGATCGCGAAGGCACAACCTAAAGAATGATCGCCCAAAACGGGCAATGAGTCTGAACACAATCCCCAAAATGGGCATTCGGGCTGAAAATGCGACTCAAAAGTGTGCAGTATAAGGCGTCGATATGTCAGAAATGCAACATAGGAGACGCTCATGTAACTTACGAGATACTTTCACGAAACTACTGATATTGTTGGGTTATTTCTAAGATACCTCTTGACGACATAATGTTTCGCAACGATATTTACACGGAGAAGACACGGTATGCGTACCCTTTCAGCTGCGACCCAGAGGCTACTTGCATCACATGCGCCCACCAGAAAACAACGAGACGGACCGGCTCAATCTGAGGATCCGGGACCTCGAACTAGCCCTCGGCCAGGGCGACGACAATTTGGCGGTAACTTTCCGCCTCACGCCGGTGCTCAACAATTTGATGGGTCTGCTTTTGGCCCTTCCGATTGTGACCCCCGAGATGATCAGGCAGCGCCTCGAAATCGCCCCCGACGCCAAGGTAGCGATCCACCGACTTCGTAAACATCTCGAACCGTGGTTCGAGGGCGACGTGATCCAGTCCCGCCGCAACGTCGGGTACTGGATCGAGGGCATCGACAAGCTGAAGATCAAAGCATTGGTGGCCGGCGTCGTCGGCGAGATGGCCACCCCCGAAGTTACCCTCGCGGGTGACGCTGGGTTAGTAGCCGCCGCGGCTTGAAGTTTGCGTCAGCCTGGAGCGCAAAGGACTACCGGGCCAGTAACCCGGAGTGAACATCCAGCACTTCCTCCCAAGCGAGACTTGCCCGGTGCGGCCTCTGAAAGCGCACCGGGCTTTTTCTAACCCACGAACTCTACCAGAGGTCGATCATGGCGCTTCCGCCTACCCAAGGTCTCGGAAACATCTCAGCCAAGCAGATCGAGGAGATGTATCGGTCGTACCCTGGCCACAGCGCCGACGCGTCCAGGTACGCCATGGCGGGGGCAACGACGTGGTTCGATCCGTCGCCTCCGACGTTCAAGATTAACATCCCGCCGGACCTGAACAAGATGATCGCGTCCCGCATGCGGTGGGGCGAAGGCGCTCTGCCGCCGTTCAAGGCGATCCAAGCGTACCCGCTGAGCGAAGAGCAAGTCGTGGTGTTCGTCATCGCCGGCGAGCGCGCACTCATCATTCACGACGACGCGAACTTGTTTCCGAGCGACGCGCTCGTCACGCAGCTGTGCCTGTTGGAGAAAAACTGATGGATGCGACCGCCGAGCAACCCTCGAACCATAAGACCATAACACTCCAAGACACGGCCCCGCCCAAGGATCACACCTGCGCAAACGCCCGAGGCGGCCGCCGGTGCGATGTTTGTTTCAAAAGGATCCCCACTTAATGTTCGAACCCGCTGAAGGTAGATCGCCGAACCCCCTCACAACGGCAGAACTAGACAGGTTGACGTCGGCTTTTGCTGGGGTCGAGTTTCTAACCAAGAGCGACATTCAGCGCCTGTTCCCTGAATACGCGCCGAACCCGGTGGTCCACGAGGCGAACCGACTATTCTCGTATTTGGGGCGCGGTGTCCGGATCAGGGGGGACAACAAGCTCGGCGGGTACCAGATCGAGTTGTTGGTATGAGCACCCCTCCACAAGAAGCCGGTTTCGGCGGCAAGGCTGTAACCATCCGACGCGGGGGGCCGGCGCCGTTCAGCTTCAGCTATTCGAAGCTCAAAAATTACGAGACGTGTCCCAAGCGCACCTGGCACATCGATGTTTTGCCGAAGAATGATCCCAACAAGGTCAAGGAGGAAGGGGGCGAGGCTCTTTTCTGGGGGGACCTGGTCCACAAAGGGTTAGCCGACGCGATCGGCGCCAAGCGTGTCACGCTCTCGAAGGAGCTGGTGAAGTATCAAGGCTGGGTCGACAAGATGCTGGCCGGCGAGGCGCTCGCTGGGATGAACATCCTGGTTGAGCAGCAGCTGGCGATCAACGCGGATTTTGGGCCGACCGCTTGGTTCAACAGCGACGCCGAGAAACAAGGGACCGGCGCGCCGTGGTACCGCGGCATTGGCGATGTGATCAAGATCATCGGCAACGTCGCGCTGATCGTCGACTGGAAGACAGGAAAGATCATCGAGGACAGCCAACAACTCGCGCTGATGGCGGCGTGCGTGTTCGCGCATCATCCCGAAGTCATGAAGTGCCGCAGCGAGTTCGTCTGGCTCAAGGAAGACGCTGAGACCCGTCAGGATTTTCACCGCAACGACATGCCGGCGATGTGGCGACACCTGTGGCCGCGCATCGAGGCGTACAAGAACGCCGTCGAGAATACGATCTTCCCGCCGAAGCCTGGTGGTTTGTGCAAGAGATACTGCCCCGTCAAGCAGTGCCCGCACAATGGCGAGTGAGTGGCGCGTGGGCGATGAGCGGAAGAGCGTGCTCGAGAAGGGCGAGATTATACTTCGCGCCCACCTAGGAGCCGAGGCGCCTCTGAGGCTGACGATGACATACATGCACGATAGAGGGCGCTGGGAAATCCTGACGCAGTTTACCCCCGAGGGTAACGCGCCGATCTTCCTGGGCTGCGAAGACCTCAGCACGTTCCCAAGCCCGACGCTGATCGCGCAAGCGATGCTGTTGTCATGAGGGAGCTCATTCTTAGTCAGAAGACGATCGACGAGCAGGCCGCCGGGCGCAAGGCGATCGGCGACAACGCGATACGGGAAGCGATCGCAAACCAAGTCCTTAGGGAGGGGCTGGCGCGACTAAAGAACAAGTTCAAGCTAGTCTTTGGCCCCGCGTATTTGAACTGGGACAAGGACACCCCCAAAGACGATTGGGAGGTCGACTTCACGGTGCGGACTAATGGTAGCGCTTGGATCCCCCTAACCGACAAGCTTCTGGGGTTCCCGAACAACCAACTGATCGCGTCGTTGACGCTGCTTGAGCCATAGGTGGCAAAAACTCCCGAGGGCCTCGTCAAAGCGGCGGTCAACAAAGTCCTCGCGAACTATCCCGAGACCTACGTCTTCATGAGCGTGCCGTCGGGCTACGGCAAGAGCACGCTCGACTATCTGGTTTGCCACTACGGCGAATTTATTTCGATCGAGACCAAGAAACCCAAGGCGGTCCCGACGCCGCGACAGGAAGACATGATCTGGGACATCCAGACCGCGCGCGGAATGCACTTCACCATCGACGGCGCCGATAAATGTTCGCCGCTCGCCTCCTACCTCGAACAGGTCAAGCAAAATGCTACCGTGTGTCGTCAGCCCCAAACACCGCCTCGTCGGCGTGCCCTACGCGGAAAACATAAAGAACCTTTTCCCGACCGCGAAGCATATCTCGCACGCTGGTGGGCCGCACATCTTGCTACCGCATCGGCCGACCGAGACTTTTCTCCTGCGCAAGATGGGCTACGACGTCCCGAGCCCGATCCTGACGCACTATGATTGGTGCGACGGCTCACCGTTCAACTCGCAGAAGTCCACCGCGGCGCTGCTGACCATCGAGCAGCGCGCGTATGTCCTCAACGGCATGGGCACCGGCAAGACAAAGAGCGCCCTCTGGGCATGGCATTACCTCCGAAGTAACGGCGTTTGCGGGAAGATGATCGTCTCCGCACCCCTCTCCACGTTGAGCTTCACCTGGGCGCGCGAGATCTTCAACACGCTCCCCGGCGTGAAATGCGCGGTGCTCCACGGCACCAAGAAACAACGCCTCGAAAAACTTTCTGATCCTGACGTGGAGATCTTCATCATCAACCACGACGGCCACAAGGTCGTCTTCGACGAGCTGGTCGCGCGCAAGGATATCAACGTCCTCTTGATTGACGAGCTCGCGGTGTTCCGCAACGGCGCATCCGATCGCACCAAATCAATGTGCAAGCTCTCGGCCACGATGGCGTGGGTGTGGGGCATGACGGGGTCGCCGATCCCGACCTCGCCGACGGACGCCTGGGCACAGGCGCGCATCGTCACCCCCGACCGGGTGCCGAAGTTCTTCGGCCGGTACCGCGAAGATCTGATGACCAAGATCACGCAGTTCAAGTTCCATCCCAAGCCGGACGCCGTCGAGAAAGCCTTCGCGACGCTACAGCCCTCGGTGAGGTTCACGCTCGACGACGTCGTCGAGCTGCCTGAGCTCGTCGAGCGCACCGTCGACGTCGAGATGGGGCCGAACCAAACCAAGATCTACAAGGCGCTGATGGACCAGTGTTACGCGGCGGTCCAGACGCAGGAGATCACCGCGGCCAACGCCGGCGCCGTCATGACGAAGCTGCTCCAAGTCTCAACGGGCTGGGTCTACGCCAAGGACAAAACCATCGTACCCTTGGACAACAACAAGCGTATCGACGCGCTCCTCGACGCGATCAACGCCACCGATAGAAAAGTATTAGTTTTTGCGCCCTTTAAGCATGCGCTGGCGGGCATCTCCGCGGCGCTTACCTCGGAAGGTATCGACCATGCCACGGTGGACGGTGATACACCGGCGGCGGAGCGCGCGCAGATTTTCAATCTGTTCCAGAACACGCAGAAATTTCGAGTGATCTTGGCGCATCCGCAGTGCCTGGCGCACGGGATCACGCTTACCGCCGCAGATACGATCATTTGGTTTGCACCGATACCATCGCTCGACATCTACGATCAAGCGAACCACCGTATCAGGCGAGTTGGGCAGAAACACAAGCAGCTCGTGCTGCACCTCCAAAGCACCCCCGTTGAAAAGAAAATCTACAAGATGCTTCAGGGAAGGCAGAAGGTTCAAAACGCGCTCCTGAAGCTGTTCGAGGAAGACACCCTAATCACGGCGGAGACAGCATGAATAGGTTGATGTTGTTGGGCTTCCCTGACGAGGACCATTCTGAGGCGAACGGCCGATTTAACGAAATCTACGCCTGTCGCCCTACGGCGGGCGTTGTGGCGAGCGCGTATTGGACCGGCACCAGATACTGGGTCAAGTTTCGCGCCGCCTCCGACGAATTACCCCCCATGGAAGTAGTCAAGAGGAACGTAGGGACCACGATTAGTAAGCACGAATGCGACGGGCTCGTGCACGTGCTCGCTCACATCTACAACTTCATCGCAACCCACCCCCTTAAAGCCGAGGAGAAGCAGCGTGGCTGACATCAATACGCGCACGGCCCAGTACGTGAAACTGCGTGACTTAATTAAGGCGAAAGACGCCGAGCATAAAAAGGTGATGGAGCCCTACAAAGAGACGCTCGAGCAACTCAATTCTGTTCTCTTGGCCCACCTGAACGGGATCGGCGCGAACAGTGCTTCGACGGACAACGGCACGGTGTATCGCACCGAAAAGAAGTCCGCGTCGCTCGCCGACGCCAAAGCGTTCATGGACTTCGTCGTCGCCAGCGGAGCCTGGGACTTGCTCGATCGCAAGGCCAACGTCGTGGCAGTCGAGGACTACATCAACACCAATCTCGCCCCGCCGCCCGGCGTGAACTTCACCAGCACCTTCGTCGTCGGCGTACGCCGCGCATAACAGGAGAAACTATGAACGCTCTCGTCCCCCAGAATTTCGGCGCCGTCTCGGCTCGCTTCGCACCGGTCGCGGGTAATACCGAGAACGACCTCTCCGCCGGCGTGTCCGCTGGCTTCGGCATCATCGGCTACAAGGGCAAGGTCTGGTCCACACGCTACCGTGGCACGGATACGAACCTGATGCGCGCCGACGGCGACGGCCCGATGAACTCCATCGAGGTTGTGCTGCTCAAGGCCTCGGGTCACGTCTCGAAGATCTGGTACGAGCAGGGCTACGTGGAGGGGTCCAGCGCGCCGCCGGATTGCTTCTCGACCAACGGCGTCACGCCCGATGCTGGCTCGCAAAAGAAGCAAGGCACCACCTGCGCGACTTGTCCCATGAACGCCTGGGGCTCGCGCATTACCCCGGCGGGTAAGCAGGGCAAGGCTTGTTCTGACTCCAAGCGGCTTGCTGTGACGCCGTTGCCGGACATCCCGAACGAGGGCCTGGGCGGCGCGATGTTGTTGCGCGTGCCGGCCGCGTCGCTGCGGGAGATCGCGGCGTTCGGCGAGAAGATGCAGGGACTGGGGTACCCCTACTATGCGATCGGCACGCGGATCGCGTTCGATCCGGCGGAGAGCTACCCGAAGTTTGTGTTCAGCGCTATCCGCCCCCTCACCGACGCCGAGGCAGACAAGGTCATCGCCATGCGCGATAGCCCCGCCGTCACGCGCATTCTGGCGGAGGGCAGCGAGAACGCCGCGGCGCCGGCTCCCGCCACTGTGGCTTCAGCGTTCGAGCAGCCGCCGGTGGAGCAGATTGCGAAGCCTGCGCCGGCCCCCGTCGCCGAGAAGCCTGCGCCTGTGGTTCAGGTCGCCGCCGCCGCCACGCCCAATACCGCTGCCGCCTCTGGTGGGTTTGGTGGCTCGCCCGTCGCCACAGTTGTAGCGACCATCGCTCCGGTAGCTCAGGTTACTTCTACCGCTCCGATCGCCCCCGCGGGGGCGGCGGCCGCAACGACCGCCTTCGAACTCGACCTCGACGCGCAGCTGGATGCTCTTCTCCCCGCCGCCTAAGACCCCGCGAGGGCGGATCGATCCGCCCTCGCCCATACGGCCCATGAAGAGAAGCAGTCACACAACGCATGTCCATAGAACACGCGCAGGAATATCTCGCCAAGGTGTTGGCTTGGCCGCAAGAGGGCGAGCCCGCCGCATACGTTAACATTCATTGGACCCTCACGAAACTTAACTCCCACACCGGCAAGCCGATCTGGACCGGACGAGCTGTTCGCAGCGTCGCCGAGGCCGCCAACGCAGTCGCGTGGGCGCTCAAGGGCAGTGACACCAAAGACATCTACGTCTGCATGTCCACGCAGCACGAGGCGCTCGATAAGACGTCGGCGAAGGGTCACAAGTACCTGGCGCCGATCCGTTCACAGGAAAACGTGGTCGCGCTGAAGAGTTTGTTCCTCGATCTCGACGCCAAGGGCGAGGACAAAAATTCCTACGCTTCGATCCCCGAAGCTGCGACCGCGCTGGCGAAATTCATCGCCGATGTGGATCTTCCCAAGCCGTCAGCCATCGTCACCTCCGGAGGAGGCCTTCATGTATATTGGGTTCTGGACCGCGCACTCACCAAAGGCGAATGGACTCCCCTCGCCTACGCCCTTGCCGAAGCCACCAAGGTTCACGGTCTCAAATGCGATACAGGATGCACTATTGATGCTGCTCGTATCCTCCGTGTTCCTGGCACTTTTAATAGGAAGCTTGATGCTCCCCGACCCGTGGGATTGGCTGGCGGACGTACTGGCGATAACTATAGCATCGATCGGCTTGATCGCGTTCTAGCGCCTTTCAAGGGCGCAACACCGGCGCCCCTGACAGTTCTTCCCCGCCGACCGGCCCTCAAGGGCGAGAGCGATCTGGCGGCGGGTGTCGACCGCGGAGCGTCCGCGCCCATCGACCTCCCGAGCGTCGCCGTCGAGTGCGGCTTCATCCGCGACGCCATCGCCACCAACGGAAAAGACCTAGCGAACCCGCTGTGGAACCTGACGACGCTGATATCCACGTTCGCCCTCAACGGCCGCAATGAGGCCCACCGCATGGCGTCGGGGCACGCCGGCTACACCCTAGAGAGCACCGATGAACTCTACGATCGAAAAGAAAAAGAGCGCGCGGCGAAGGGTCTTGGATGGCCTTCTTGCCGAACGGTCAGCGCGTCGGGTGCCCCCCAGTGCGCGGGATGTGTTCATTTTGCAGCAGGCAAGTCGCCTCTTAATCTTGCCGCTCGGCCTCAGGCGGCGCTGGTGGTTGCGCCAAGTGCAGCGGGAGGCAATCCGGTCAATCATGCAACGGGCGCGCTCTCCGGGATCCCCGGCGCCGTCGTTCCGTTATCCGACCTACCGTCCGGATACAAGCGACTCGCCAACAACGTCGTCTACCGCGTCATCATCAACGCCGACGGGACCTCCAGCGACGAGCCCATAAGCAGCTACCCGATGTTCGAGCCGATGATCCAGCCGGTGCCAATTTATACTTTGTTATTTTCAACAGTCACCGAAGTCGGGCGCCACACCCGCGTCGCGTTACCGACAAAAGACGCCGCCACCAAAGATGGTCTCCGGCGCCTTCTCTGGTCACAGGGGCTCCCCCTTCGCGAGCATGAAGCCAAATCAGCATCGGAGTTTATCGTGGCCTGGGTCGAGCACCTTCAAAAAAATAAGTCGATGGTGGTCTCGTCGGCGCCCTTTGGTTGGAGCCTCACCGGCGGCAAACCCGAGGGGTTTATCTTTGGTGGTAGCATCTGGACTCCCACCGGCGATCGCACGGCGGCGGTGCCTGATATCGTCATCGAGCGGCAATATAGACCTGAAGGCGAGATCGCGCCGTGGAGCGCCGCCGCCGCGCTGATTACCTCGCAGGGTAGGCCGGCGCTGGACGCGATCATCGCCAGCGCGTTCGCCGCGCCGCTGATCAAGTTCACCCGCGAGCCGGGAGTTTTGATGAGCGTCTACAGCCAGGAGTCGGGGATCGGTAAGACGACCGCCATGAAGATCGCCCAAGCCGTATGGGGCGACCCCGTGAGGGCGATGCAGGGGCTGAGCGACACCGAGAACAGCGTCATGCAGAAGGTGGGGCAACTCAGGGCGCTCCCAGTTTATTGGGACGAGCTCAAGACCGAGGAGGACACCAAGCGGTTCGTCAAGATCGTCTTCAACCTGACGTCACGCCGCGAGAAATCCAGGTCCTCCCAAAGTGGAGCCCTGCGCGAGAGCGGCGTCTGGCAGACCATGCTGATCAGCGCGTCCAACGATAGCATTACTGACGTCGTCGTGGGGCAGACAAAGCAAACCCTCGCCGGCTTCTACCGCGTGTTCGAGTACGCCGTCCCGTCAGGCAAGGGCGGCAAAGGCCAGATCAATCAGGCTGATGCTTCGCAGCTGGTCGGCAAGCTGGACGACAATTACGGGATGGTCGGGCTCGAGTACGCGAAGTTTCTGGGGAAGAACCACGTCGTCGTCGAGCGCGAAGTCGAGGCTTTCTATAAAGCGATCGGCGACGAGGTGAAGACCGACAACGAAGAGCGCTTCTGGCGCGTGATGATCGCCTCGCTGCTGATGGGGGCGAAGTACGCCAACCAGCTGAAGTTCACCACGATCGATATCCCTGCCCTGAAGACGTTCCTGATCAGTGTGATCACCGATATGCGCAACAACATCAAGGCGCAGCCGGTGGATATGGACAAGGCCGACAACGTCTCGAACGTGCTGGCCCAGTTCCTCAACGCCATGCGAGCGCGTCACACCCTGCGGACCAACATCATCCACACGAAGCCCGGCAAACCGGTCAAGGACGCCGTCAAGAGCCTCAGTGACGCGGCGCGGCTGGACACGATCTACGTCCACATCGGGGTCGACGACAAGATGCTCCGCATGAGCAGCACCTTCCTCTCAACCTGGCTCGCCGAGCACGGCTACTCGAGGTTCTTGTTTACCAAATCCCTGGAGAAGACCTTCGGGGCCGCCACCATCAAAGGTCGCATCGGCGCTGGAACGCAGTACGCCGGCGCGACCGAGTATTTGCTCCAGATCCCGCTCGCGGGAACCACCCACGCGAACTTCATCGACGAGGCGTAAATGTTCGAGATCACCTACGACATCCCGCCGCCGGAAGCCCCGAAGGGGCCGGCGCTCTACCAGTTCGAACGACTGCTGCCGGGCGGGAGCATGTTCGTGCCGTCCACCCTGGCGATGCTCACAACGACGGCCGACCGGGTCCGGTGGGCGGTGAAGAAGTACCGGCGGGCGCACGCGCCAGACACCAAATGGCGGACCGCGGTGAAGAGCAACGGCATTCGAGTTTG